AATAATAACTAAATCATTAAAACTTCCCGGAGGTCCATATCGGTTTTGAATATAAGCGGCATCAATGAAAAACTCATTTACTAAATCTAAAACAGTATCATTAGGATTATATTCTCCTTGGTTTGATGCAACAGGTAAAGGAGGTCCGTTAAAATTTATTTGAGTACTATAACCTCCATCAGGACCATATTCATTTAACGGATATAATAAATTAGAATATGAACCATTAGTAATTAACTCACCCGGAGAATCAATAACATTACTAACACTTAAAATTGTTTCATAATTAACTTGACTCACAGGTGGGGTATATACTCCCTGAACACTGTAAGGTGCCAAGTTTTTAACCATTAGTGAATTTCTAAAGGAAGACGTGGATGCAAATGATAATGAACTCTCTGCCATATATTCTGATTTACCTATAAATAGATTGTACTTTATTTTATGCTAATGAACTCGCACTTATATTACTATTCATTAATTGTGTTTTGTTTGCCGTTGGAGCCATTAAACCATTACTATACATCGCCTCTTTTAACGCTCCGACCATACCTTGTTGAACATCCGTATTTTTAAGAGCCATAACTATTTGGTTAGTATCAACATTACCTGTTGTTTTTAAATCAATATTGTGATTTAATGTTATTTCAATTGGTTTTGTTGTGTTTTGTAAATTATTTGTTGTATTAGATTCTTTAGCTACGTTCGCTAAATTTTTTGTATTTTGTGAAATTTGAGAATTATCTTGTTTTGTATTAGCAATTCTTTGATTACCTTGTGGATTTAATTTACCACTCACCATTTGCCCAATCTGACCAATTAATGGAAATTGTTTATTTAATTTATCTAATTCAACATTTGCATTTTCCAAAGAAGTTTGAAGAGTTGTTTTAGTAAAAGTACTTAAACTATCAAAATTTTCTTTTAATTTTTGAGTAGCTTGTACCCCATTTATTTGACCTTGGTTATATTGTTTGATGATGTCTAAATTTTTATCTACCCCACTATCTATTGACGCTCGAAGATTTTTAGAATCTAATTCTTTTGGAGATACTACTTTGGCAACACTTGATACCGAAGCTCTTGCAAATTTTTGAAGACCGGTCGTTGTTTTACCACCAGCAAGGGCTAAACCTGTTTTATCCGCAGTACCTCTAATTGCAGCATCGATAGATTTTAATGTACTTAATTGGTCTTTAGCCAAATCCTCCATAGTTTTTGGAGCGGTATTGGCCATTTTTTCAAGAGCCGCATAATCTTCTTTTTGTAAATCTTCAATTGCTTTAGTAACAGTTTGTCCGGTTTCTTCATCAGTAACTTGTACTTCATATTTTCCACCCTCACCCATTTCAGCCATATTGGCTATCATCATCTGTTGTTCTTCCGTAGCAAAATCAGGAAAACGGATTTTACTCATTTTATCCTCTAACTCAACACTCGCTAACGCCATTTTTTCAATTTCTCCATTAGTCATTCCCATCGCTTGACCAATTTCCCTCAATTGACGTTTTGCTCCCGGCATGATTTCAAAATTACCATCTTTACCTAATTGAACAAATTGTTTACCCATTTGAGCAATTTGATTTTGTAACTCAGCAGGGTCATTTTGAGCTAAATCCATCATTTTAAGTGGGTCAAGTAAACTACTTTGAGCAACCCCTAATCTTTGCATCGCAGCGGCCATATCAATAGCCCCTTCAGGGTCAAACACTTTTTCAGCAAAAGCCAATGTTTTACCCATATCAACTCTTAACATAGTTGCTTGTGCCGCCATTTTGGCTAAACCTGATACCCCTCCTTCAAAATTATATTTGTTAAGGGCATCCATATTTTGTATAACTTTTGCAGAAACAGCCTCAGCGTTTACACCAGACTGAGCAGCAATATCAACAACTTTTTTCATTTCTCCTGCAACTCGTCCTGCACCAATCCCGACATCTTTAAATCCTGATACTAATGTACCAACTTCTTGACCAGTCACTCTCATTGTAGCGTAAAGGTCTTTATTTACTTCAGCAGATAATATTACGTTTCGTTGTAAAGCCTTTGAAGCATCCTGTTGTGTTTTAATAACGTCCGCTATATCACCACCTAAAGTTCTAACGTTACTAACAGCATCAGCCATAGTAGCGTTTAAGGTTTGAGCCATTTGTTGACCAAGACCAAATTGTTTTAAAAGTGAACTAGCTCCTTCGTCAAGAGTCGCAATAACTTCTTGAATTGATTCTTTATTAAAGTTACTTTTTAATGCCTTTCCAAATTCATCAATTATCCCTTTACCTTTTTCCGCACTTTTATCTAAACCATCAGCCATATTAAATTTGTTTTATAAATAAATACACCAAAGACACATTTTAAATTAGGTCTCTGGTGTATTATCTTCGATTATTCTATTTATTAAAAATTTCCTAACATAAGTAGGCATCTCGTTGAAATCTCTGTATGATGTTCTTATAAATTTAGACATCAAATAATATTCTTCAATTAGAAGTTGTCGATAGTTAGAAAAAAGGCCGAAAAAACTCAACCCCAAAGGTTATCTCGTAAGATACCAATTCTCCTGATGGGGCGGTTGCAGTTCTTTTAAGGTCTAATGATGGTTCATTTTCTCTTAAAAAAGTTCTTATGTATTTAGAGTCCATAATAGGTAAAGTATCAACAAACATTGCAATTTTACCTCTATCACTATCACCATCAATTTCAACAATTTGTTTTTGTAGTTTCCAAGTAACTCTTGGCGCTTGTCGACCCGCAGGATATTGTTCTACCATTTTATCCAACTCAATAGTATCATAAAAAGTGGTAGGTCTTAATTTGACTGTAACACCTGTTTTAGGTAATGTTGTAGTAAAAAAACCATTTTCGTCAGGTTGATATTTAGATTTTTTAATATTTAATTCATCTAATACCACAGTATGTGGAAATGGTTTATTAGTGTTTGGGTCAACTAAATTAATAGTATATTCAGAACCAAAAGAAGTGTTTCTTAAAAATATCAAAATAGCCTCAACATCACCGTCTAATAATTCTTCAGGACGTAAATCGTGTTCAAACAATTTATTTCTTAATAATGTTAATACTATATTTTCCTTTCCAGCAGCAGAACCAATCAAATAATTTTCATCAGACGCAGTTAAATAACCAATTTTGACTGATTTCTTTTTTGATTTGTAAAAAATACCACCACTAGGTAAAGACACAACGTCATGAGGTAATGTGAAATTTTCTGTTGCAGCATTAATTAAATTTTCATCCATAATAATTTGTTTTTATTATAAAATATAAACGTATCTGTTTTTTTTTAAATAGTTAATAAAAAATCCACATACTTTTGATATGTGGATTCTTAATTTTAAATATATTTTGTAATTTTTAGTAAACTAATATACATCTATCCATACGTAACACCGCTGATATAGTAGCCAATGCGTCTGTATTATATGCCAATGAATCAAAGTTAACATCTGATAAGAAAGTCCCTTCCAATATCCATTTCTCAACAACTACACCCGTTGGGTCTAACATCTCAAGGTCAACATTCTTTTTATAACCCGCAGCATACCCCATACGTCCGGTAACTGATTCTGCACATAAACGTACCCACTCCATAAGTGCCTGAGACGCTGAAGGTCCAATTGGGTCACGGAATTTAACATTTATTGTACCCCAAGTAAAACGACCGGCAACATATGTTTCAGTGTTTAAAAATGGAATCGCAACAGGATTAATTGTTATTTTTGGTCTTGCTGCCGATTCTACGAACCATTCATTAATTCCTAATGTTGAAGGAAAACGTAATATAAACCTATTTTGTCTTTTAGGTTCGTAAGGTATGGGCATTTTCATTAATAAATCAGCCATTTCAATTTGTTTTTAATTTTATTTATTTTATCTTTATTTAATAAATATCACTATTTAAAAAATATTTTAGTTGACTTTTAGAATTTAATTTACTATTATTTTCTTCCAGTCTAGTTTTATTTAATACTAGTTTTATTTAATACTAGTTTTAATTTACTAGTTTTTTAATTATTATTTATTATAACTATTTAATATTCTTTTTTTATTCCTCCTGCTGTTGAATAAGTTTTAATAATATTTTCCGGGTCTTGCTCAAAATGTTTTTTAACTACATCTACATTTCTTACATCATCATCAGAAAACCCTACTTTAGGTACAAAATAATTACTAATTTTATTTTTTAAAAAAGCTTTTTTCTGAATTTTTTTTGAAATATCTTTAACATATTGAACAAATTCTTTTAAAGCTTTAATTTTACCTTCTTCCGGATTTGTTGCTGAACCCTCACCAAAAGACACCGGATAAAAACGACACATATCTAAATATTCTTTTATCATTTCTGATTTAGATATTTCTTCTTCATCCGCTAAATCACGATATTTTTCTAAATTCTTAATTAATTCATTAGAATTTATACCGTTTGTATTTGATACAATATAATTGTAAACACCTTGTTTAAGTACATTAGGGTTGTGACCTCTTGCGGTAACAATCGAAAAAATCGACCCATTATTAATTGCCTCAACAAAATCACCCCAAGCAGGTCCTGGTTTTGCTAACATAGCGTCAACAATAAATTGTTTATCTCCTTTATCCCGAAAATATCTGAAAGGTTCTTCCGCAAAACCAACAATAGTATGGTCATTATACTCAAATGGTTGATTACCAATTTCCGTTCTATAATCCGCAAAATCTTCAGTTGACATACCTACTTCACGACCTTCATCATCTTTTAAAATAATTTTGGTTGGCATCGTAACAATGTTATCGTCCCAATCAAATGCGTAGTATTTTTCATCAGGAGCACCTGATTCATCAATACCTTCTTTTAAAATTTTTTTATTAAACATAATTGTTATTTGGCTTAATTATGACCCACTATTACAATGGGTCATAATTTTATTTATTATATATTCTCGAAAGACGCACCTGTTGGAGTGATATAGAACGTGATGTCTATAAATTCTAACGATTTGGTTGGTTTGATGTAAATCTTACCTGTCATTTGATTTCTGTCTAAATCAGCTGCGTCTGACGAAACTGTTACACGGAAATCGTAAAGACCTCTATCTCTTCTAATCGAATCTAATATTGGGTTAACAGAATCTAAGAAGTCTTGTCTTACTTTAGCATCGTTTTGTTCAAATAATAATCTAACAGAAACTGCCGATATTAATTTACGTGCTTGAAGTAATAATCTTCTTACGTTGATTCTATCAAGAGCCGATTGTCTAATTTGAAGAGTTTTGTTACCCCAAATTACTGTTCCAACATCAGAGAACGTTGCGATTGGATTTAAACGACCTTGATATAGAGTATCTCTATTCTCTTGAGTTAATTTAATTCTCGCTTTAACCGCATTTACAATACCTCTCGTGTAACCCGCAGCTGCGAACCAAGGATAAGCGATGTTGTCTGTTAACGCTAAGTTTCTCGTTACCTCAGCAGTTGCCGGTAAGTAAATTTGAGTATTATTAACAGTATCTCTCATTAATACCCAAGGGTAGTAAGTAGCCGTGTAGTTAGAGTCAATACCTGAATTCGCTAAATTATCTACGGCCTCTTGTGGGTAAATAAAATCAAATTGATTACCTGTTGAAGGAACATACATATTGTAGTCAGGTGTTGTACAAACGTACAATGAATCCGCTCTACTATATTCAATCATATCGATTGCGTTTTCAACTAAATTAGAGTTATTAACATAATCAATACCCGGTGTAACAAACACATTAATATTTACCGCTTCAGGATTTGCGAATGTTTCTTGACCCAATAAATAAGCGTAATAATCAGTGTTAGCAAAATCTTGAGTATTACCGGCCACACTAATTTGTTTAAATGCCCCCCAACCTGTCGCTGAAGGGTATCTTGGTGTTGGACAAGCTCCTTTTAAATAACCTGCTCTACCTAATACAAATCTATCAGTATTTGTTCTAAATTCTCTGTAGATATCCCATCCATCAAAACCACCTTTAACTAGTAAAGTAAATTTACGTGCAAAAATTCTATAATAAGGATTTTCAGGGTTATCAGGGTCAGATGTAAATGGTGCATCACCACAGAAGAACGCCGGAGTACCACTAGTTACAAACACATTTGGTATTGTAATACCTGTTGCGTTTTCGTCCATATGGAATCCTCTTGTTCTAAAGTTCCAAGGATTACCTTCAGTATCATTACAGATATCTAAAGGAAGTTGTGTTCCTTTATATTGGAAGAAGTCAACATCAATACCTTCAGTATCAGAGATACCTAAATAAGTTCTTCTTACATTATCACCTGCACTTGTAGTTGTGTCGTCCGCACCTGATGCCAAACCAAATGGTGGATTATAAACTACTTCACCAGGATAATAGTATTTAGATTTTATTAATGGGAATGGTGGTCTTACACCAGCATATTCTCTATAATCATATCCCAAGAATCCACAAGGAAGTGCATCTACAGGAGCGTCTTCATTCATTTCAACCATTACATAACTTGATAATAATGGATATTCACCATCTAAACTACCAATTTTTTTACCTACGAATGAATTATCTTGAGGGTTCATTGTACAATTAGTATATTTTTCAAGAACTACAGGTGCTGAATCAGTATCGAAGAAATCTCTAATCAATACATCAAAAGTACCGTTGTTAAATGACATATTAGCTAACGATATTTTAATATCAACGTTAGCAGAATCACCATCAGCAATAGTTGTAAATTTAAATAAGTTATAAACTTTATTACCCCTTAATTCTGAAACAACCCAAGGTGATACCGGAGATTGATATTTCTCTAAATAAAAAGCTATTGATGTTGGGTCAATTGCTTGACGTGCATCAGGTAAAGCAGTTAATTCACAATTTAAACCTCTAATATAACCCATTCTCCACGCATTAGTTAATAATGCTTGGAATCTTTCTTCAACAAATAACGGAACAACTGTTCTCGGTTTAGAGAAGTTAGACGAACCAAATACTTTACTAATATATTTAGGGTCAGAGTTTGATAATGATGTTTCAAAGAAATATTGGTCACCATCTTTACTTGTGATGTTAACACCAAAAGTTGAAAATGGGTTTTTAGTTACACCAGAATATGTTCCTGTACAATCTAAACTAACATCAGTTAATCCTGATACTTCATAAACCGGACCATCATCTAAACCATATGTTGAAAGACCTCTTGAACGTAACGTAGCAATTACTAAATCATCATAATCAGTATATGCGGTTCCCGAGTAGACATAAATAACACCTATCAATGTACCTGTATAACAATGAACCGGTTTAGCCGTCGTTGTTGAAGTAGTCGATGTTGATGTAGTAGTTGTACATGGGTCGGTCGTAGTAGTAGTAGTTGATGTTGATGTTGTAGTTGTTATTACAGGTGTTAATGTTAACCCTGTTACAACAGACCAAAATGAAAATCCTGTATATGCCGCATTTCCAACATTATCGAATAATGAGTAATACCAAGGGTCATTTTGTGGTGCAGAATAATTACATAAATTAGCACTTACATTATCAACTTCATAAACATTTGTTTCTCCTGTATATACTTCACTTAATCCTGAATAAACACTTGTTGGTACCGCTCCATAGTAATAAATTGAAGTGTCTTCTTTTGATGGTGTTGAAACTACGTCAAAAATTTGTTTAGAGAAATCAGTATACAATGTACTCATACTACCATCAAACTGTTCGTAAGGTTCATACAAAATTGAAGATATTTCCGGTGCTAAATTAGATGTGTTTGTAAATACTACACTATCAATACTATTTGTACACGCCGAGAATTCAATCGAATAATTTATTGTTTTGAAGTCAACACATTCAGAAACACAGTTAACTGTTGTTGCACTTTCACAAAAGAAATCAACCGTTGTTGGGTTAACATTAGCTTTTGTTGTTATAGACCAAGATGGTCCCGCATCATAACCTGATAATCCTAAAACTCTTGTTACGAATAATTGGTTAGATTGTTGTAAGTATGATTTGGCAATATAAGCCGCTTCGTACTTTGGAATTTGTGTATTTATAAATTTTTCTGGAGAAGTTCCACCGAAGAAATTTGTGAATTCATCAAAATTTCGTATAAAGATAGGTTCGAAAGCAGGACCTTTTAAGGTCTCACCCACAATACCCAACGTGGTAACCCCCACACTTTGTGCTACGAAACTTAAATCAACTTCAGAAGTATATACTCCGGGAGATACGAATACTTTTTGATTTGATGCCATTAGTTTGTCTTTTTTATTTGTAAATTTATTTTTATTGATAAATATTATAAAAAAAACCAAAATACTTTACTTCATAAGAAGTATTTATAAATTAGGTAGAATAAATTCTGCCTTTATTCTACCATGGCAGATGACGAAAAAAAGATTAAGAACCTAAAGATATCAATTGAGGTTCACAGTGTATTAAAGACCTATTGTGAAAAGAGGGGTATAAAAATGTATCGTTTTTTAGAGAGAATGATTTTAGACCAATGTAAGGAAAAGAAGGATATCTATGGTGAGAACTAAACTATTTCATTATTTAACTCAATAATCCCTTCTTTTGTCTCATCATTTTTAACCACTATGATTTTCAAAACATCATTTGTGTTTATCTGAATTTGAAGTAAATCAGTACCATAATATTGATTATTTAGATACACATCGTATGACTCAATGTTGGTCGTTTCACCTAAATTTAAATCAACAGTATAATCAAAAATTTGTGATAAAATATTGTTACCGGCAACAAATAAAAAATTAGTTACTGTCGATTCATCCGCAATATTTTTTCTTCGACCACGAGTAAACGATTCTTTTTCAAATTCAATAACCGTTAAAACTCTTGAAACTGCCGGGGCAACTTCAAATTCGTTTTCATCAATTAAAAATCCTAACATTGTAAAATCATAACTTTGAATATAATATTTTCTTTTATCAATACTCATAACTGATTCATCAGTAATGTTATTCATTATGATTGGAATATAATGACCTTTGATGGTTGTGTAGGCTTGACGAGAGGCAAACATTTCAAGAATGTTTTTATTTAAAGCGTTTAATTCTCTCATTCTATTACAAATTATTTTAACACTATATGTAATATCAACAGGAACAGGTTGAGGTATTTTATATATATCCATACCATTTCTATTTCCATCCCAAGTTGGTACTTGAGCATAAAAATATTGTTTTCTATTTGGTATATTATAAATTGTTGCAGGATTTGTTCCGAATTTAACCTCAGGGTTTCTTACAACCGTAATAAATGGTGGTGACACGTTTGAATCTAAATCTTGAAAATTCCAAGTTTCTGTAAATTGTGACCAGTTTTGAGAGGTAATAAGAATATCGACCATTGGGATTACTTGACCATCCACAATTGTTTGTAAATCATTTTGAACAAAATTTAACATACCCCCATCTAAATCGGCGTGTAAAATAGATTTTGGTAAATAAGTTCCGTCTTTATTAATTTTTTCCAATAGTTGTTCTCTTCTTGGATAAAGAGTTTTTGGAAATGTTAACGGAATTGTTTTCTTTATTTTATTTGGTAATGGCATGTTATTGTTTTGTTATAAATATTTTGTCTCTTAAATTTATCATTTCAACTTCACCGGCACGATATATTGGTTCTTCGGTGTCTTTTACAACATAAGAGTTATATTTGTAAGGATTATAGGTAACGATATTATTATTTGGTTGAGATGGTAAATCCTCACAAGGGTGTTTACAATAATCATCTAAAGTTCCAATCACAAATGAATGAACGTTTTTTCGTTTTTCTTTTAATACTTTTTCTCTACCACCTTGTCTAACTCTAAATTCAACATCTGATAATTTAACATAGTCAGCGTGAATTATTACACGACCTTTATAAATGATTGAAAATGTGTGTTTATGCAAATTGTAATACAACATCACTTTTTTTCCAACATATTCTTTTTCTTGATTATCGTGACCACACTTGTGGCAGATATAAGGGTCGTTTCCTCCGTCGGATAACGCCCAAGACCAACCACACTCGTCACAAATTACTTCTTTATTTGTGACAGTTTCTAATAGTTTTCTATATTGATTTTCGTTAATAATTATTTTCATAATCGTAATATGTTGAAATTGTTTTAACCGGTAAATTAAAATTATCTTGGAACCATTTTTTCATTGGTTCTTCCCAATGATTACCAAACATATTATCCAAATGTTTGGAGTATTCCCCCAAAACTTCTAAAATCGGAGCGTCTTTATAATAACCGGAGTGTGTATCATAATATTCCTTTTCAAAATAATGAAATACCATATCTGAATCATATTCTCCTTGCCAATCACCCTGATAAAAAATTAAAAAGTTTTCATTTTCGCTATTAATATCCGGATATCCATCTTCATCTTCATCCACACCATAAACCCAACCCATTTCACTTGGATTAAATGTTTTATCAATATAATTGTATATTGAATTGAATAGTTTATTTTCTGTTATTATTAGTTTCATTATAATCCTCTAAATTCGTTTTCCGTTACCGGAGTTGCAACATATGATTTATAAAATGGTTTATAACCGGCGTATGTATGTTTATTATCTGAATTAATTCTTCCGTCGTCACTTACCACATAATATCTTACTTTACTTTCAGTTTCATAATAACCAATATAATCTCCATAATTAATTTGAATATTCAAATCATTAAGTTGAGCCGCGTAAACCGCAAACTTCATATTACCAGGTTCTGATTGTGTAATTTTTGAATTACCCAAGTATTTTGTTTCAGGCGGTAGTATTTGAACATAAGCTTTAAACTCAATGGGTGGTAAATATTTTATACCATCAGTCATTACCTCACCATAAACATCATCTGTTTTGGTTTTCAATCTATCTATCTTATAAAGGACTAATGTA